GAGGTGGCCCTTGGCGTGGAGATCCTGGACCGGAAGCTGTACCTTGAAAACAGGGACGAGGCGCAGGCGGCGCTTTATGCGTTTGTGGAGGACATGAACCGGCAGCTTGAAGCGTGCGGGCTGCCCAGAATCGGCCAAAGGGCGTAAAAGCCTTTGGAATACAGACCCCCATGCGGGAGACGGCCCGTAAAAAAGTCCAAGGGGTCGGAAAGAGGAGGACACTATGGGAAATCTGGACATTCTGAAACCGGTGCTCGGGGATGAGCTCTACACCAGCTTCCTGGAGAAGCTGACGGGCGCCAAGGGCATCACGCTCATCAATGCGGCAGACGGATCGTACGTGCCGAAGGCCAAGTTCGATACCGAGATCGCCGCGAAACGACAGTACCTGTCCCAGGTGGAGGCCCTGGGACGGGACAAGGCGGCACTGGACGAGGAGATCGCGAAGCTGAAGGGGGACCTGGAAGCGGCGGCTAAGGAAAAGAGCCAGCAGAAGGCGTCCCTGGGCGAGAGCACAAAGCAGATCGAGGAACTGAAGGCGCAGATCAAAAAGCTGACGGGCGACCTGGAAGGCAAGCAGAAGGCGCTGGAAGAAAAGCAGAAGGCCCTGGAGGAGGCCGGGGCCATGAAGGGGCAGCTGGAGAAGCTGGCCCAGGAGGTGGGGAACCGGGACCGGGCCCTGGAGCTTCTGCGCAAGCGGGGCAGGATCGAGAATGAGCTGCGCCGCGCGGGGGCGCGCAACCCGGAAATGCTGGGGCGGATGATCGACCCGGACAGCGTGCGCATCGAAAAGGGCCGGGTGGAAGGGCTGGAGGAGCAGCTGGCGACCCTGAGGGCCAGCGATCCCTACCTGTTCACCGAGACCACCGGACCCAAGGGCGGGGTGGATGTGCCCTCCCAGGTGCCGGAGGTGCCGGACGTGAACCGTCAGGTCAATCTGGAAATCCGGCGCGCGGCCGGATTCAACGTATAAGGAGGTACCATGCCGTACATAGAAAGAACGAATGCCGAGGCCCTGATCCCGGAGCAGGTCAGCCACGAGATCATCGAGGAGGCGGTGACCCGCTCCCTGGCCCTGTCCATGGCCACAAGGCTGCCCAACATGGTCAGCAAGCAGACCACGCTGCCGGTCATGACGGGGTCGGTTACGGCCGGGTTTGTGAACGGGGACGCGGGCATCAAGCCTACCTCGAGCCTGACCTGGGAAAAGGTCAATATCACCGCCGAGGAGCTGGCCGTCATCGTCCCGATCCCGGAGGCGGTGCTCTCAGATGCCACCTATGACATCTTCGGCGAGGCGCGGCCCCGGATTACGGAAGCCTTTGCCCGGGAAATCGACCTGGCCATCTTCCACGGCATCGGAAAGCCGCTGGCGTGGCCGGACGGCCTGGTGCCGGGGGCCATCGCCGCGGGCAATTCGGTGGCGGTGTCCGGGAACCTGTACCAGGACATCAACGGGGAGGAAGGCGTCATCGCCAAGGTGGAAGAGGCGGGCATCTCGGTGGACAGCTACATCGGGGCCCTGCAGCTGCGGGCAAAGCTGCGCGGCGCGGTGGACACGGCGGGACAGCCGATTTTCCGCGCGGCCTATTCCAGCGGGGCGGCCGGCTCCATGCAGTATGAGCTGAATGGATCGCCTATTATTTTCCCCCGCAACGGGTCCCTCAATGGCAAGGAAGCGCTGCTCCTGGCGGGCAACTTCAGCTATGTCCGCTATGCCATCCGCCAGGACGTGACCTATAAGATCCTGGACCAGGCCACCATCACGGATGGGACGGGCAAGGTCATACTGAACCTGGCGCAGCAGGACTGCGTGGCCCTTCGCGCTGTGATGCGCCTGGGATGGGCCATGCCGCGGCCTGTGAACATCGTTTCGGGCACCAATTACTTCCCGTTTGCGGTGCTGACGCCGGGCGGAGATGGACCGTGATCTTCGGCGGGTCCATACCCGCCTTCTGGGGATCATCTTTCCCAACACCCCGGTGACCAGGCAGGAGCGGCGGGCCTTTCTGGCCGCCTGCCGGGCTCAGCTGGAGTATGAAAAGGAACTGGAGCTGCCCCGGCTGCCCGCGGGGCTTCAGGCCTTTGAGATCGGGCATTTCCGGGCCGAGCTGGACGGAAAGGGGACCGGCGGCGTGCGGGGGCTGTGCCCAGAGGCGTATGCGCTGCTCCTGCGCGCGGGCCTTCTGTACCGGGGGGTGGAGCGGTGATCGGACTGTTCATGATGGACCTTTGCCGCATCCGGCCCTATCTTGGGCAGGACCGGACCGGGCCCAGGTACGGGCCGGAGGAGGAGCGGCGCTGCCGCATGGAGCCGGGCCAGAGGTCCAGGCAGGTGTACAAGAACCCCAGCGGTGCCATCGTGGAAAATGCCCGGGAAACCCTGATGTTCACCACGGGCGAGGCGATTGCGCCGGAATCGCGGGTCTCCTGGCGGGGCCGGGACATGCGGGTCCTGTCCTGCCGGGAAATGAGGGGATGTGGGGACCACCATCTGGAGGTGACGCTGGAAGAATGAGCCTGCATCTACGGGGGCGCCTGGAACTGGACAGGGCAGAACGGAAGCTTCAGAGGGCGGCCCGGCAGGGGCTGCAGGAGGGCCTTTCCTGCCTGCTGGAGGAAAGCCGGCGGCAGGTGCCCGTGGACACGGGAAAGCTGCGGGACAGCGGGCACGTGGAAATGGATTCGGACCTGTCGGGGCGGGTCACCTATTCGCAGGAGTATGCGCAGGTGCAGCACGAGCGCACGGACTTTGAGCACAGGCAGGGAAAGGCCAGGTACCTTTCCGACCCGGCCGGTGACCCCGCGGTGCAGGAGAGGATGCGGGAGCGGCTCGCTGCAAGTCTGAGGGCGGCGCTGTGACGCTGGCGGAGCACCTGCTCCTGCATCTGGACTTTCTGGGCCTGGGGCATGCAGAGGCGCTGTTTTTCGGCCTGCTTCCGGATGCCCCGGACCGGGCCCTGGCCCTCATGTGCCGGGATGCAGGGCTGTCCGGGGCGGCCCGCTACCAGATCTATACCCGGGGCCTGCCGGGGGAAATCCTGTACCCGTACCGGTGGGCCCTTGCCTGCGGGCAGGCCCTGGACGGCTTTTGCGGCTACCTGCACGGGGACGGGCCCCGGGCGCGGATCCTTGTGACCTGCTGCGCGCAGGGCACGGGCATCGACATGCGGGGCCGGCACCTGTACCTGTGCACCCTTGAAGTGTGGCATTGCTGGGAGGAAACATGGCAAGAGGAAGAAAAAACGGATGTCCCGTCTCCGTAGGGGACTGGCTCATCTACATCGAGGACAAGTCGCAGCTGGAGGAGACCTGGGTGCGCATTTACGGGCTGACCCAGATGACCCGGACCATTGACGGGGAGACGGAGGACAGCTCGGCGGATACGGACATCTGGGCGGAGCCGTACATCACAAAGCGCTCCGGCAGCATCGCGCTGGAAGGCGTCAAGAAGGTGGTGGAGGAAACCGGTGAAATCGACCGGGGGCAGGAGCTTCTGGACGACTATGCCGAGCAGGCGGGATGCGGGGCGGACGCCACCATCAAGATCATCGACCCCTACGGGAAGGGCGTCATCCTGGACGTGATCGTCACCTCCAGCGAGGAGGCGGCGGACGGCACCGAGCAGACCCGCTCCTGGGACCTGGAGCAGGTGGGCGAGGCGGAGGCCATCGCCTATGTGCAGGTTTCGGGCGTGGAACTGTGGCACGGGGAGGAGAAGGCGGAAAGCCTGACCCTGACGGGCACGGTGCCCGAGCTGGTTTCGATCCGGTTTCAGCCGGAAAATGCCAGCAACCGGCGCTTCAAGGTGTCCAATTCCAAAAGGAGCGTGGTCCGGATTGCGGACCTGACGGAAAACGGGTTCACCCTCATCCCGGTGGGCACGGGGGAGGCGGAGGTGACGGTCATGACCGTCAATAACGGCTGCCGGGCGCAGCTCAGGGTGAGCGTGAAGGGGGAATAAGGCGTGAAGGAACTCGCTTTTGACCGCTTCCTGCGGGAGGCGCAGCACGAAAAGATCGCGGTGACGGTGCGGGGGGAGCGCTACCTCATAGAGGCGCGCATCCCGGCCCTGGTGCCGCTCATGATGGCCAGGGCGGAGCGCCTTTCGGATGAAAAGCGGCGCAACGAGGAGTTTACACGGCTCGTGTTCGAGGCGGCAGACGTGCTCTTCGGCAGGGAGCAGATGGACCGGCTGTGCCGGCAGGGGCTTTCGGCCCAGGAGCTGGCGCTGCTTGTGCAGAAGTGCTTTGAACTGATCAACCAGGAGGAGACAGGGGAAGGGGAGGAGCTGTCGGATGAGGA